GCTCCAAGGGCAAGGTGTCTTACGCCTGGCTGGCCGGGAACACGAGCGTCTCCGGCCTCTACCTCGCCGACTGGCAGGTCACCTACCAGAGCGGCGGCATCCAGACGTTCCCCAACGACTCCTACATTCTCGTGCGCATCACCTCGGAGGGCGCGTGACCGTCTACCTCACCAACGAGCAACTCAAGGCCACACTCGAGCTCACGGGCACCACGTTCGCGGAGGACGACGTGACCGCCGCGATCGAGGCGGCATCGCGCGGCATCGAAGGCGCCTGCAACCGCCGGTTCTACCCGGACAGCGACGCCAACCAGGTGAGGCACTACACGCCGCAGACCGGCAGTACCTGCCTGATCGACGACTTGCTCACGCTCACCAGCTTGAAGGTCGACCGAAACGGCGACGGGATCTACGAGGAGGCGTGGACGCTGAACCAGTGGTTCGTGCTCGAGCCGAACAACGCCGATTCGGACGGTAGGCCGTGGACGCGCGCCACCGTCAACCTCGTGTGGGGGAGGGCTCTGCCGCCGTGGCCGCGCTCGGTCGAGGTGACCGGGAAGTTCGGGTGGGCGGCGGTGCCGGGCGCGATCGTCGAGGCCGTCACGATCCTCGCCACGCAGTTGCTCCGCCGCGCTCGGGAGGCGCCGTTCGGGGTTGTGGCGATCGGGATGGACGTCGGCGCCGTCACCCGTCTCGCCGTCACGGATCCGTCCGTCAGGTTCCTTGTCGCCGACTACCAGCGTGAGCGGCCGAGCGGGTGAGTTCGCTCGCCGCGATCCGCGCCGGCCTCGCCGCCAACCTCCAGAGCGTCGCCGGTGTCGAGCAGGTCTCTGCCTATGTGCTGAGCAACCCGACGCCGCCGACGATCTGGGTGCGGCCCTCCACCGATGTGGGTGTCGAGTACGGGCAGGCGATGGGTGGCGGCTCCGAGAACTGGTACATGGTCGTGTTCGCGTTCGTCGGCGCCGTCAGCGACATCGGGGCGCAGAAGCTGCTCGACGAGATGATCGGCACCGGCTCGGCATCATCGGTACAGGACGCGATCGAGACCGACAAGACTCTGGGCGGGGCGTGCTCCGACCTGGACGTAAGGGAGTGCCGCGCCTACCAGGAGTATGTGCGCTCCGACGGCTCCTCCGTGCTCGGCGCGGAGTGGGACGTGTACGTCATCTGCGGCGCGTAGCCGCAGCGCAGTAAGCCAGCCCCCGATCCGGGGCGGCACAATCTAGGGGAAGGGGCGACAAGTGGGTGTTGTGATTCTCTCCAATGCCAAGGTCACCGCGAACGGGGTTGACCTGTCAGACCACGTCGACTCGGTCGAGGTTGCCATCTCGCAGAACGACGTAGACATCACCGCCATGGGCGCAACTGCGACGCAACACGCGGTCGGCCTACGCTCGGACACCATCACCGTGACGTTCCTGCAGGATTTCGCCGTGGCGAAAGTGAACGCCACCCTGTGGCCGCTGCTTTCGAGCACCGGGTTTACGGTGGCGATCGTTCCGCTCAACGCGGCAGTCTCGACGACGAACCCGTCGTTCACCGCGACCTGTCTGCTGATGGACTACATGCCCCTGTCGGGCAAGGTCGGCGACCGCTCCGACACGCAGGTCAAGTTCACCTGCACCGGCGCCGTCGTCATGGCGACCACGTAGCCCGATGGCAGGAGCGGTCAAGGTCGAGGGGCTGAACGAGCTCGTCCGGGCGTTCGGCCAGATCGACAAGCAGCTCCGCCGCGACATTCAGCGGGAACTGTCGGCGGCCGCCCTGATCGTCAGGCAGGAGGCCGCCGCCGGCTTCATGCACGTCTCTCCCCGTTCGGCGGGGGGGTTCCGCCCGCGCGTGCGGGGGTCGACGGCGGTGGTGGAGCAGCGGTACCGGAAGACGACGGGGATGCGGCCGGACTTCGGTTCGCACCAGATGTGGTACCTGATGAAGGCCCTCGGCGACAAAGAGGAAGCGGTCGTCGCGCGGCTCGAGTTGATGCTGGACAAACTCGGCGGCGAGGCCGGGTTCTGACAAGGAGGAAGCGGTGAAGCTAGTTGTCACAGACGTGCCCGGGCTCGACGGCGAGTACGCGGCGGACATCACGTTTTTCACGAACCGGGAGCTGCACAGGATCAAGAAGATGACGGGCTTGCGGGCCGGGGAGTTCATGGAGGCATTTCAGGTCGGGGATAACGACATGGTTGTCGCGCTCGCCGTCATCGTCATGGAACGCGAGGGCAAGGAAGGCGCGGAGGATCTGCTCTGGGATGCACCGGCCGGGTCGGTCACGCTCGAGGACGACGAGGACGAGGCCGTGGTGGAGGATGATGCTCTCCCCCCGGCGCAACCGACCGAGACCGCCAGCGAGCCCGAGCCAAGCGACTCCGGCAGGAGCGAATCTTCTGGCGACAGTTCGAGCACCGTTTCGGTCCTCCCGGTGAGCGACCAGAGTCTTACTGGTCTCCCTCGCTCGGGCACTTCTGCGGGCTGAGCCCGTCGGACATCGCCGACATGTCCCCGCAGCAGTTAAACGCCTGCTGGGACTTTATGAAGCCGTGAGGGGGTGAGTCGTGCCGCGCAAACTTGAGGTCGTCATAACCGGCGACACCGTCGGGCTCGAGCGCGCCCTGACTCGCTCATCGGCGGCCGCGTCGACGTTCGGCGGGAAGATGCAGAAGGTCGGCTCGAGCATGGAGTCGTTCGGGAAGACGCTGACTAAGAGCGTGACGCTGCCGATCGTCGGTGTCGGCGTGGTCGCCGTGAAGATGGCAATGGATTCGGAGGCGTCCATGGGGCGCCTCAACGCGGCCGTCAAATCGTCCGGGCTATCGGTGAAGGGGTTCGCGGGCCAGTTGAACGGCGCGCAGGATGCTGGGCGGAAACTCGGGTTCACGAACATCGATATTCAGCAGGGACTATCGAAAATGGTTGTTGCGACGCAGAGCGGTACGAAGGCTGTAGTGGATCTGCGGACGGCGGAGGACCTAGCTCGGTTCAAGCACATCGAACTCGGTGCGGCGTCTCAGATGTTGGCGCAGGCGATGACCGGGTCTGCGCGTGCGGTGAAGCAGTTGGGTATCAACGTGATCCCGGCGACAACGGCGATGGACGCGCTGAAAGAGGCCCATAAGAAGTCGAAGCAGCCGATCACCGAGCAGGAGAAAGCAACAGCAAAACTCGCCGACAAGATGAAGACCGGCAATGAGGTCATCGCCGAGGTCACGAAGCGGCTAAAAGGTCAGGCGCAGGCGTATGCGAACACAGCGGCGGGCGGCATGGCCCAGTTCAAGGCGCAACTGGAGAACGTCGGGGAGAAACTTGGGAAGGTGCTGATCCCGGTTCTGGACAAGGTCGTCGGCTACCTGTCCAGGGCGCTCTCCTGGTTCGACAAGCTAAGCCCGTCAACGCAGAAATGGGCGGAGATCACTCTCGGCGCTGTAGCCCTCATCGGCCCGGCCCTGATGATCTTGGGTGCCGCCATCGACGTTGTCGCGGGCAGCATGGCCGTGCTCGACGCGCTCGCCTCGCCGTGGATTCTGCTTGCCGCCGCGATCATCGGGGTAACCGCCGCAATCACCGCGGCCGTTGTCGCCCCGAAGCAACTCCAGGCGGTGCTCGAAAAGATGGGGATGAGCGCCGGGACGGCCAAGACGGTGGTGAACGATCTCCGCGCCACGTTCGCGACGCTCAAGGCCGTGTTCGAGGACGTGCGCGCTGTCGTGCAAGCCGTGTGGCCGGTCATCGCATCTCTGGTCGTTGAGAAACTCAATGAGGTCAAGGCCGCCGTTGCGATCTTCTCCGACCTGCTGCACGGACGGTGGTCGGCGCTCTGGGGTGACTTGAAGAACATCGTGATGGCGCCGCTTAACGGCATCGTGAGCATCGTCCGAGCCTCGTTCAACTTGCTGGCAGGGCTCGCTAGGGGACCCATGAACGCGATCCTGGGCATCTTTGAGCGGGGCTGGACAGCCGTTAAGAACGTGACGCAGAGCGTGTGGGACAGCATCAAGTCGGGTCTGGCGGCGGTCTGGCGGTTCCTCGAAAGTTCGGCGATCAGGGCGGCCATCGCGATCATCGAGCCGTTCACGCATATCCCGACGAAGATCCTCGGCGTCCACATCCCCGGCACCGGCTGGGTGCAGGACATCCAGAAGATTAAGACCAGCCTCGAGGCCAAACTGGCGTCTATCGACGCGGCCGGGAAGGTCAAGACGGTGTTCGACAAGGCGCGGGGCGCGGTACAGACGACCGGCGCCTCCGTGGCTGGGGCGGCCCGTGGTGTTGGCGTGTCGATCGGCTCCAGCCTTGCCGGCGGGATTAGCAGTATGGTTCCGAGCGTCCAGGCCGCCGCTTCGGCGATCGCCGCCGCGGCCGAAGTCGCCATCCGCGCCAAGTCGCAGGTTCACTCGATCTCGCCGCTGTTCAAGAAGATCGGCGCGGACATGATGACTAGCGTCGGCGTCGGCATCCAGAGCGCGGCCACCGGCGTCGCGACCGCGATGGGGAACGCCGTCATCACGATCATCGAGGGCGCTATCCGCGCTGCGAAGATCGCGCTCGCCAAAGCCAAAACCGACCTCGCGTCCAGCATGGCGTCGTTCACGTCCGCGGCGGCGAGCGCGTTCGACACTGCCGGGGGCGGATCGCCGAAGACCCGGGCGCTCGCGAAGAAACTCAAGGCTGAGCAGGCGGCGCAGAAGGCGGCGGCGGACGAGGATGCTAAGAAGCAGCGCCAGCAGGCGCTCGACGACGCGACGGCGAAACGCGACGCGGATAAGGCTGCCGGGCCGACGGAAGGCGAGACACCGGAGGACTACCAGAAGCGACTCGCCGCCGACCAGACGGCCATAGATGCCGCGGCGAAGGCGATCGCGGACGCGAAGGTTCAGGCGCAGATCGACGCCGACGCCAAGACGCTCGCCGAGCGACAGAAGGCCGACAAGGACGATTTCGAAAGGCAGTTGGCGGGACTCGAGCAACAGGCCGCAGGGGCCAAAACCGAGGAGCAGGTCAAATCCATCCGGGCCAAGATCAACGCGCTGTTCAAAAAGTATGGGATCACGCCGGGGACGGTCGAGGCCGGGTCGGACTGGAACGCCGCTCAGTCCCTGTTCGTCGGCGCGATGGGCGACCTGAACAAGTCGATGCGGGAACTGATCGCCGCGATCAATAACCTGACCGGCGCCAGCTCCGCGCTGCCGTCGACGAGCGCCGGCAGCCTTCCGCACCACGCCGAGGGCGGCAAGACAAAGGCGGGGCTCGCGATGCTGCACAACGGCGAGTACGTGCTCAAGTCTTCCGCGACCCGCAAGATCGGCCTGCCGGCGCTCAACCACCTGAACTGGTTCGGGCACTTCCAGGACGGCGGGCCGGTGCTGCCGAAGCTCGGGAAGAACCCGAAGCTGTCGCAGACGACCGGGCTGCCAGACGTACCCGAGTATCGGGCGGCAGCGATGTACCTTAACGACTGGGGGGCAGATCGCAACGAGACCCCGATCGGTACCGCCCTCGCCGGGCTGCTCGGCCCGCGCGCGCAGGCGCAGGCTGCGATTCGGGCTACCCACGTCGGCGGCGTACAGCTACGCCACGGGCTGTGGCGCGCCGCCGGTGGCGTCGTCGACTCGAAGATGCTCGACGCGTGGAAGAAGAACTACCCCGGCATCACGTTCGAGACCGGCACGCCCGGCCAACAAATCTCGTGGATGCAGGCAGCGTCGAGACTCCCGATGGGGGGGCAGGAGCTCGGCTCGCTGATCGCCTCGAGCGTCGGGCCGACCGGCACCGGCGCCAACACGCGCGGCAGCCTCGTCGAGCAGCTCACGAGTCACGCCGTCCACTTCGCCCGCGGCGGTACCGCGCTCGCCGACGGACTCGCCATGCTCCACAAGAACGAGACGGTGATCCCGGCACGCGGCGGTCAGCCGATCCACCTACACACCACCGTCGAGCTTGACGGGCGTGTCGTCGGTCGCTCCGTGCAGACATACCTGGGCGAACAGACAAGGTGGGGCGGCAACGGGCTGCCGCGCTAGATGGCCGCCGTCCAGCCGCTCAAGAACGCCGGGTCGGCGTTCGTCAAGGTCGAGGTCGACTTCACGTCGAACTGGAACGCCGCCAGCTCGAGCTACACAGACGTCACAGGTGACGTGCGCTTCGCCGACGGGGTCGTCTGGGAGCGCGGCCGCAACGACGAGTTCCAGACCGTGTCTGCGGGCTCCTGCCAGTTCACGCTGAACAACCGGACACGCACCTACGACCCGATCACGAACGCCAACATGGTGCCCGCACGACCCGCCAGGATCACCTGCTACTACCCGACCACCGGGACGGCGTATCAGCAGATCCAGATGCAGGTCGAGGACTGGGTACCCGACTGGACGGTCGACAAGGACGCGGTCGTCAAAGCCAACTGCATCGAGAGCTTCGGCGCGCTCACGTTCACCCGGATCGCGTCGAGCGCGTACATCTCCACCACCGCCGTAGCCAGGCTCACCGACCTCGCCAACGCCGCAGGTTGGCCCGCCGGTCCTAGGTCGTTCGTTGCCGGGTCGCAGTTACTGACGGCCGGTCAGCTGTACCAGGGCGTCGACGTGCTCTCGGCGATGCAGGACGTTGCGAACGGGCAGGCGCAGGTGCTCTATCAGGATCGCACCGGCGTGCTGACAACCCACGCGATGTTCACCGCCACGGCCACCTCGGGCGGCACGTTCGGCGACGGCGCCGGTGAACTCCCGTTCTACACGCCTGACGGCGGCGTCGGCGGCGGCTACTGGTACACGCAAGTACAGTTGACCGCCGCGACCGGGCCGGCGGGCCCGTGGACGCAGAACCAGCCGAACACCGTCACCGCCAACGTCGGGTCGAACTACACCACCGGCAAGTACGGGACTCGAGTGTTCGCCCGCAACACCGCCGCCACCACGCAGGCGGCCGCGCAGACCGTCGCCGCGTCGATCGCCTCGTCCCTGAACGGGCTCAACCCCTACCGGCTCAAGCAAATCGTGATCCGGCCGCTCGCGAACCCGAGCGTCCTGTTCCCCGTCGTGCTCGCCGCAGACTTCGGCGTCCCGTACACGTTCAACTTCCAGCCGCCCGGCGGCGGCTCGAGGATCTCGATCACCGCCAAACTGCGGTCGATCCGCCACGAGATCACCGAGAAGGATTGGGTCGTGACTTGGATGATGAGCCCGTAGAGAGGATGGCGTGAGCATCTATCTCCAGAGAACAGGCGCGACGATCAACCCGACCGTCGCACAGCGAGGCGCAGGGGCGAACATGAGCGTCGACGTCGCCGCCGGCCAGGTCGTCTACCAGAACGCGATAGCGGCCGTCACCGCGGGCAACGTCGTCATCGGCACAGCCGACGCGACACAGGACCGTATCGACACGATCGTCTCCGACTCGAGCGGCACCATCAGCGTCCTGGCCGGGCCGGTCAACGACGGGCTAAACGCGCAGCCCGCCGACCCGACCGGATACGTGGTGCTCGCCTACGTCTACGTGCTTAACCAGGCGTCAGCCGAGTATACGGGGACGATTACAACGAATGCGATCACTCCCGCGGCGACGCTGCAGAACCCCACCGACGTTCAGGTGTTCACCGCGGGTGACTCGACGTGGACGAAACCGACGTGGGCTCAGTGGGTTGAGGTGATCTGTGTCGCTCCTGGAGGTGGTGGTGGCGGCGGCTTCTCGGGCACCGGCTCCGGTGGTGGCGGTGGCGGTGGCGGCGCGTGTTCGATCCAGAGGTTTCGTGCGGTGGATCTGGCTGCGACCGTGGCCGTCCATGTGTCTGCCAGTGCTGCGGGCGGTGCCGCCGGCGCCGAAGGTGTAGGGGCTGGCTACGCCGCCTTCGGCGGGGTGGCTGCCTCTCCCGCCAATATTTTCGTGATCGCGTCCGGCGGTGGCGGGGGAAGTCGGGGACGTTCGGCCGCTGATGCTGGCGGCGGCGGCGGCGGCGGGAGCTTGGGATTCGGGGGTACGCCTGTGAACGTTGCTACGGGCGGGCATGGCGGCCCACCGGCGGGATCCCTGGACGGCGTCGATAACTCCGGGCACGGCGGCGCCGGTGGCGGCACTGCCACGGGGAGCGCGTATTCCGGATTCTCGAGCGCCTGGGGTGGGGGCGGCGGCGCCGCATGCCAGAACACCGCCGCCGGAAATAACGGCGGCTTCTCAAGTTTCGGGGCGGCCGGTGGCGGCTCCGGTGGGAGCGCAGCCTTGGCGGGCGGTAACGGCGGCGACGTCGGCACCGCGCTCGGCACCGCCGCGAACGCTGGTACCGCCGCCGGTGGCGCGGGAGGCCCTGGCAGCAACAAGGCCCACATGGGGCAGGGCGGCGGAGGTGGTGGCGGCGCGACCGTAACAGGCGGCGCTGGCGGGGTAGGCGGCTCCTACGGCGGAGGCGGCGGAGGCGGCGGCCGGGGCGGCACCACCGGCGGGCATGGTGGTTCGGGCGGCCCCGGCGTCGTGATCGTGACTTCGTGGTGACGTCAGCCGATACGCGGCGTCACGGTGTTGTAGCCGCCCGGGCCTGCCTTGTTCCACTTGGTCGCGTGGTGTTTGACGACGTGGCGTTTGACGGTGCAGGTCTGGACGTAGTAGGTGGTGGTGCCGCGCTTGAAGTGCGTCCAGTGGCAGGACGGTGTTGCGTTGGCGCTGATCGGGGCGGCGAGCGCTGCCATTGCGGCCACCGCTGCGAGCGTGAGTCTCACTTCTCCTCCTCGTACTGCTTGCGGGCGAGCCAGCCTTGAAGCGTAACGCGTACGAACTCGGAGAGGCTCATGTCGAGCTCGTCGGCGAGTCGTTGCAGTTCGTCGCGCATCTTCGGGGCGACCCGCACCTGGATGACTGTCTTAGGTTCCATACCCACGACTGTACTACAAACGGGCTACGCCGCTATCCGTAGAAACCCCGCAGCCGAAGGAGCAGCATGACCACAACCCGTAAGCTCTGCTACCCGCACCCGCTCGGCGCCGCGAGCCACGTGCTCATGTACGGCAACAAGCCGGGACTCCACCCCACCGCCGGGCTCGCCCACAACTGGGCGCTCGACTTCATGACCGCGGGCGGCACACTCATCCTCGCCGTCGAGGCCGGCACGATCTGGCGGCTCTCCGGCCACAACCCGAACGAGGGCGTCATCGACGGCGACATCTACGGGTGGAACACATACCTCCACACCCGAGACGGGCTCATGTACTTCTACACCCATCAGGGTAGCCGCAACGTCCACGTCGGAGACCGCGTAAAGAAGGGCCAGGTGATCGGAGCAGTAGGACTATGGCCAGGAGATCCAGGGCGCAGCCACACCCATCTCGGGGTAACCCACCCGATGGGGGAGCGCGCGTCGAAACGTGCGATCCTGAACGTGGCCGAAGCACCGCACGTCCAAGGCACCTACCCGAAGGAGGCGGCATGACCGTCGAGAAGACAGGGCAACGCAAACTCGTGCTGTTCAGTTACAACAAGGCGGTCGTGAAGGGCCGCACCGTCTCCGTGCAAGCAGCGCAGGGCGACGCCGAGCCGGTCGAGAAGAAGAACCCGCCGAACCACGGCACCGCCTACGTCGCGTTCGGCCACGACTTCGTCGGCGAGAGTCACATCCGCGTCGTCGGCTCCAGCGGCGGAGAAGACGACGGCACCATCGCCGTCGACTAACGAAGTGCAGCCCTCGTTCATAGCCGGGCGGCCCCGGCTGATCTGCGGTTCTGCCACGCGCGGTGGAACCCGTGATCCCTGACGTCCTTGCCGCCGGAGGCACCGACCTCGCCACTGTCGCCGTGCTGATCCTCGCCGTGCTCGGCTTTGCCTACACTCTCTACTCGGGGCGGCGCACCAGCAGCAGTAACTACGAGGGCGAGCAGTCTGACAGGATCACCGACCTGCTCCGCCAGCGTGACGAGGCCAAGGCCGATCTCGCGAACTGCGAGCAGATGAACCGTGCGCTCGAGCGGGCGATCGCGCACCTGGAGAACGGTGGGAACAACTGATGCTCGGGAGCGGCCGCTACCACGTAACCCAGGGCGCCGCCATCGGGCTCGCCATCTCCTGGGTGGCGTTACTCATCCTCTCCGGCGTCATGCTCTACCAGGTTCGGCTACTCGGCAACGAGCAGCACGAGCGCACGCACGCCGACGACGTCACCACCTGCGCGTTCCGCACCGCCATCGAGGCTAGCCTGGCGCTAGTGCATGCCGCGCCACAATACGAGGCCCAGTTCCGGCGCATCCTCGAATCGCTGCCTCCCGTCACGTGTCCGCCGCCGTAGCGGTGATCGTCATCGTCGTCTGCCTACTCCTCGCCGGAATCGTCATCGGCAAATGGCTCTAGGAAGGAAACCGTGACCAACACTCAGAGCTGGATACTCCTCGTCGAGGTGGGCGTCCTCGCTGTTGTCGCGCTCCTCGGCGTCCGCCACTAGAAAGGACACCGTGCCACACACACCGCAGAAACCTACGCCGCCGGCCACCGGGCCACCTCCACCGCCGTCGAGCCCGACGACCATACTGGCGCCGCCGACACCGCCCGGGCAACTCTCCACCCCGGACGTCACCGTCGCCCAGATCGGGGCGCTCGTCACGTTCATCGTCGCCCAAGCTGTGGCGTGGGGCTGGATCCACGACGCCTCCGGGCAGAAGCTCGTCGCGCTCGGCGGCATCATCATCCCCGTCGCCTGGAAAATCTCCGACAGCATCATCCGCCACGGCCGCTCGACGGGTAACGCCAGCAGGACGGGGTAGGGTATGCCGCGCGTGCCGTCATCACCCCGCCACGAGCTCAGCCAGGCAATCGACCAGGTCAACGCACGGCTCGACGTGATCGAGCGACACCTCGAGTCCATCATGCGGAAGCTCCGCTCTATAGCCCACGACGAAAGGATCATCATGGCCGACCAAGCAGCACTCGACGCAGCCATCACCACGCTCCAGACGGCGGTGGACGCGATCGTCGCCAAGCTCGGCGAGGCAGCACCTGCCGTCGACTTCCAGCCGGAGATCGACATGCTCGCCAAGGCGACCGACGAGATCACCGCGGCGCTCGCACCGCCGGCACCGGCCGAGCCGCCTGCATGACCACGATCTGGCAGCGGTTGCTTGGGTTCGTCGCGACCGCGGAGAACCTCGGCGACCTCGGCCGCTTCGCCGCCATCGGCGGGGCGGCCATCCTGCCAGTCCTCTACGGCGACGACGCGAGCGGTCCGTGGAACCTCGCCAACATCGAGCAGATCAAGCAGCAGGCCGCAGCCCACGGGATCAGGGTCGGCTGCTGGGCCAACGGCTGGGCGGGCGACCCGCACCACGACGCTATGCAGATCGCGTCCATCGTCCACGGCCACGAGCTCGACCCTGTCATCCTCGACTGCGAGGCCGCCTACCAGCAGCACCCCGACGTGTTCCCGTGGCTGCTCAAAGACGTCCGGACGGCGCTGCCGCACGCGCAGCTCGGCGTCTCGACCAACTCCCTGAACGACAGCCTGATCTGGAACGGCCGCGGGCTCAACCCGCGCGAGTCGGCCCGCAGGCTCGGCTACCGCGCGCTACCGCAGTGGTACAGCTCGCCGAACTACTCGGGCGTCTGGACGGACCCACTCACGAACATGCAGTGGCTACACGACCACGGCACCGAGGACAACTTCAACGACCCCACCTATAAGAACCAGCGGGCCGTCCCGCTCAGTTACGTCCACGGCACGCTCGAAGTCACCGGGCTCGAGGACGCGTCGCTGGCCGTGTCGCTCGGCCGGTGCTCCGAGGCCCGGCGGTACGGGCTAACCCCCGGGCTGAGCGTCTACCTGCTGGAGAACATGCCCGACGCCGACTACTCGCTCCTGGCGAGCCAGCGGGGCAAGTTGTACCTTTAGAGCCGCACGCGCCGATACGTGCCGACCGCCGTCCTCGACCTTCGGGTCAGGGGCGGCGGTCTTTTGCGTTTCCGTAGAAAGTACGTATGGACTTGTATAACAGTCTGGTGTATAACATAACCATGGACACCGAGACACAGGAGAAGGAAATGCAGACCAAGGCGCAGCAGGAGATGGACGCGCGGATGGCGACCTACCGCGCGCAAGTGCGCGAGACCTTCGGCCAGATGAGCGACGAGGCTCTGGTCTTCCAGAACAGCATCATCGTCGGCGGAATCGACGCCGAAGAAGTCGAGCGCGAACTCAACCGCCGCCGCGGCTGATCAAAATGCCGCGGCTCAAGGAGCGCCTCGACCGCCTCATCGCTCTCCGCCTCACCACCGAGCAGTACAACAAGGTGGCTAAGCGGGCGGCGGCGAACAAGCAGTCGGTGAGCGCCCAGATCCGCGACCTAATCAAGGAGGCAGCGTGACCACCACCACGCAGACCGCACACGGCAAAGCATGGCGCGCCAGCGCCCGCGAGTCCATGCGGCGCGACCGCGACCGCATCGCCGAACTACAGGCCCAGGGTATGACCGCTGAGCAAGCATGGGCGCAACTCATCAAGGAGGCAGCGTGACCACCACCCGCAAAATCGCGTGACTGCGCCGCTGCTCAACTGCCCAGGCCACTCGAACCCCGCCACCGGTAAACACGTCGAAGGCTGCGGCGAAGTCGAACCGATCACCATGCACCTACTCACCCGCATCAACGGCCGACGAGAACACGTACCCGTATTGGTCTGCCCGCACTGCAAACGCAGGCTGCTACCAACAGCGGCGGAGATTGAACGGACTAGAGGAGGAACGTGACACCGATCAAGACGACGATGAAGACCGGCCAACGCTTCTACGAGTGGCAGGGGCAACGCTGTTGGAGTGTGACAACGATCATCGGGCAGGGGCTGCCCAAGCCCGCGCTGATCAACTGGGCGAAAAAGTTTACTGCCGAGTACGCGATCGACAACTACGCCCGGCTCGGCACGCTGCTCGAGCCCAGCCCGGACGGGTTTGTGGATCGCGCCGGCGCGCTCGACTGGTTGAAGAACGCCTCGTTCCGCGACCGCGACCGAAAGGCCGACATCGGTACCGCCGTTCATGAGGCAACCGAGGCGCACGTGCTCGGCAAGCCCGCGCCACCGTGGCCGGCCGAGATCAAGCCGCGGATGGCGATGTTCGAGCGGTTCCTTGCCGACTGGTCGCCGCAGTACGAAGACGGTATGACAGAGGCGAGCTGCTTCAACCTGGCCGAGTCCTACGCCGGGACGCTCGATGCCATCGTGGTGATCGGCGGACGCAAGTATCTGATGGACGTCAAGACTGGCGGCAAAGACATCTACCCGGACGTGGCGCTGCAACTCGCCGCGTATCGGGCGGCCGAGTTTATCGCCGCCCCGGACGGCTCTGCGGTGCCGATGCCGGAAGTAGACGGCTGCCTCGCCCTCCACCTCCCCGAGACGGGCGACTACTCGCTGATCGAAGTACGTGCGGACGAGGAGGTGCTAACCGCCTTCAAATTCGTGCGAGAAGTGTTCCGCTGGCAGGAGTCCACGTCCAAGTCGGTGCTGCTCGGCCCGTTCCCGTCCACGCTCGAGAGCGCGCCGATCGAGGAAGTCGTAGAAGCGGTCAGTCAACTCGGCATCGCGACCGTCGCTCGCGGACAGACTGACCTACCACCCAACTACTAGGAGGACGTGTGACCACCACCACACCGATCGACGACTGGGCCGAACAGATCGGCGACGGCATGCTACAGCCACTACGCCAAGTCGGGCTACTGCTCGCGCACGAGATCGAGCGCACGCAGGCGCAACTCGCCGACCTCGACGTGTACGTGCGGGCGATGGAGCGCAGGCTGGAGAAGCTCGAGGAGCGGGTGCTCTGAGCGTGCTGATGCTCGTCAGCGGAGCCACCGTCGTCGTGAACGAACACCGAGGACACCCCAACCTCGGACTGCTCGCGGTGCCGAAGGCGGGCAACGCTCCCGAGCATTACCAGGGCTGGCGGTGGGCGGCAGACAACGGTGCCTTCGACGGCTTCAACGAGTCGCTGTTCCTGCGGATGCTGGACAAACTCAGTGACGTGCCCGGCTGCCTGTTCCTTGCCTGCCCCGACGTCGTCGCCGACGCTGCCGCGACGCTGTGCCTGTTCGAGGAGTGGGCGCCCCGGCTCGCTGACTGGCCGCTCGCGCTAGTAGCCCAGGACGGGCTCACGAGCGACATGGTTCCGTGGGATCAGATCTCCTGCCTGTTCGTCGGCGGCAGCACCACCTGGAAACTCGGCGCCGAAGCTGCTGCACTGGTTGATGAGGCGAACACTCGCGGCAAATGGACGCATATGGGGCGGGTCAATACGTTCCGCCGCATCGACTACGCGCTCGCGCTCAACTGCGACTCCATCGACGGCACGAACTGGTCGCGCTACTCACGGCTCAGGATTCCGGGCGGACTACGCCGCCTAGAGAACGAACACCTACTACTACGGGAGGTCCTGCATTGAAGCGTCTTGCACTCTGGCTCGCTGTCGCGTTCGTTGCCCTCGCCATCGTCGCGAACTGGCTCGCCTCGAAGTACCTCATCACCGTGCCACTTACGGACTACGTTGTCCCAGCCGGCGTGCTCTGTATCGGGGTTGCTCTCGTCATCCGTGACTGGCTGCAACAACTGGTCGGGTTCCGCAAATCCGTGCTGCTCATCCCTATCGCGGGAGGACTGTCCTATGTCACAGCCGTCGGGTTCGGCTGGACGTCGCTGCAGAAGATCGCTGTTGCTTCGGTTGTCGCGTTCCTCGTCTCCGAGACGGTCGAGGCTGTGCTATTCCAGCCGCTCAGAAACCGTTCGCTCAGCCTGGGTGTGGCGCTATCGGCCACGGTAGGGAACCTGATCGACACTTGGATCTTCCTCACCCTCGCGTTCGGCACGTCGGTTGTGCTGATACCGCCGTACATGTGGGGCACGGTCATCGGCAAGTCGGAGATGATCGCGATCGGCGTCCTACTCACAGTGACACGTCGTGTGGTGCTGCCCGTTAGGACGGCAGTATGAGCCCGATCCTGCAACTCCAACGCCGCATGATGGAACTCGGCCGTGTCCGCCTCGGCGAGAAGGGCCCGAAGGGCGAGCCGCGCAAACGCGACACGTTCAGGTTCACTACCGCCAGCGAGGCGCTCGCCCTAGCCGTTGCCGACAAGTACGGAGGAGAAGCCGAGCCGTGGCCGGACGCGCCCGACGGCGAGGGCTACTGGCAGGTCGCCACCGACGCCAACGAGCTCGCGATCATCCTGCCGCCCGTCTACTCCGATGCGGACGGTACGTCGACGACGACCTGGAGCCAGTGGTTTGAGCTGTGGTCGGGCGGCGGATGCCAGCGTCGCTGCGACGGCGAAACCGAAATGCTCTCCGGGCAGCTGTGCGTCTGCAAGCAACTCGTCGACATCGAAGGCGAGGACGCCCGCGAATGCCAGGTCACCACGCGCGTCTCGTTCATGCTCCCAGACATCCCCGGATTGGGCGTGTGGCGCCTCGACTCGCACGGCTGGAACGCCGCCACCGAACTCCCCGGCACGCTCGAGCTCCTCGTCCGCGCCGCGAGCGAGCACGCCTTCATCGAGGCCGTCCTGCGGATCGAGCAGCGCGTGAAGAAGCAGCCGGGCCAGCCGACCAAGCGGTTCGTCGTGCCGGTCATCGACCTGCCGTCCGTGACGTTGAAGCAGCTTGCCAGTGGCGATGTGCCGCTGGTGCTGAACGCGCCGAGGCAGTCGCCGCCGAAGCCGCCGCTTCCCTCCTCGGCGTCTCTCCCTACGGTGGCTGACCTCGGCGTGCACCGCGACGCGGACGTGATCCCGTTCGGCGATCCGCCGGAGATTGCCATCAAGCGCGGATGGGCAGGCGACGATGGCATCGAGGCGACTAACGAAACGCTCACGCCCGAATCGCTTCGCTCGTCGCTGCTCGAGGAAGAACTGCTAGCTGCCTGCGGTCGGCTAGGCGTCGACCTCGACGACGTACGCAAAGCCATAGACGACAACCGCGGCGACGACCAATGGCTGAAACGCCAGGTTGAGCGGGCGCGGGAGAACCTGGCGCTCAGGTAGGCCGAGGAACTCGTGTGAACGAGTCTGTCGATCCCGGCCCGATCGGCACGCGGCGAGCGGGGCTGCTGCAAGGGCGCCTCGAGGATGCGAAAGACCGCCGCATCGCCGAACTGGAGTCTGCTTGCGCCTTTGAGCATCAGGGTCGCGTTAATCTAGGAGAGCGCGTCGCCGAGTTGGAGAAGGACGTAACGCGTCTGGAAGCACAACTAGACGCCTCTGTTTTGGAGGACGCCTTGGACTCGGAGGCACGACTGGCCGGCCGTGTCCACAAACTGGAGGCTGAGCGGCAGGAGTGGGCGGATAAACGCCAGGCTCTTGAAGTTCGCATCGGTACAAAGGACAGACGCATCGCCGAGTTGGAGACGTGTATTGCCCGAGACCGTGCCTGGTTCAAAATGCGCATGGCCGAGGAGGGGGCTGAACAGGACAGGCTGCGGGCAATCCTCGATGAGGTCGAGCAGTTCCTGTTCGAGGTAGACAAGCCCGGCACCTACGACGACGACACCGAGCGCAGCGACGACATCGCCGAACTGCGCAGCCGTGTCCGTGCTGCCCTGGCTGGCGAGGAGAAGCCGTGAAGCCACTCACATTCCTCGGCGCGCCCGTCAAGGGTTGCACCTGCCCAATCTGCACATTGGCGCGAGCAAACGGCGGCAAGTATCCGGTGAAGCCGTGACCGCCGGGGCTGCACGCGCCGACCGCATTCGGGAGCAGCTAGGCGCGTCCGAGACCGGACGCGATTACACCTTGGATGACGTACTGCTTCCTCCGGGCTCGGTGGTGCTGACCGCCGACGAGCACGCCGCCCTGATCCGTGCGGGCGATGTGCTCGCCACTCGGCTAGACGAAATACCCTGCACCGAGAGTAGCCTTCAGGTAAGTCGGCTGGCGGTGCGGGAGTGGCTAGCCGTCGCCCACCCGAACGGGACAGGGCACGGAGTCCACGAGTTGGTCGAGAAAGGACGTCCTCTCGCCGGCGACGACGTAACCGACAGGGCCCACGAGTTCCTAGACGAGTGGGACGAGGCGGCGGAGTGACGTCGCGTGAGGGGGAATGGGCCACGCCTGCCCCGTCCCTCTCACGGGGCGCCAGTTTTAAAGCGATGACACTCCGCTCTCCTCAGGGCTGGCGCCCCACCTCAACCCGCCGTGACCACGCCGTCGGATCCCTACTCGAAATGGAGGCGTCCTGCGCTACCTCATCGTCCTACTCGCCGCATGCGTGCTCGCCGGTGCCGCCAGCGCCGACTACCGCGCGCCCCATCCGCCCGCGTTCTACCGCAACACGCTCGACGCCCAGGCCCGCTACGTGGCGGCGCACGGCGGCATCCGGTCCCACCGTTACGGCGACGCGAGCCCGGAGATGAAACAGCTCGTCCGCGCGTTGATCCGCGAGACGTTTAAGCCCGCCGGCTGGGCCGCCGTGCAGCACGCGCTCTGCTACTCGAGACGCGAGTCAGGCTGGAACCCGGCGGCGGACTCACCATCCGACGACCACGGCGCGTTCCAGGTTCACCGCGCCTCATATCACCCGTTCGACTGGGCCCGTGTCGCGAGCGACCCCGCCTACTCGGTATGGGTGGGCTGGGTAGTGTCGAGCCACGGCACAGACTGGTCGCCATGGAACGGCGGAACGAGGCCCTGCTGATGGGCCGCCCTCACCCGAACGGCTGGACATGCGCCCGCGGCCACTGGGTCCCCCCCGGCGTCACTCACTGCACGAACTGCCGGTGGCGCACCGAGCGCGACGTGTGTGATTGCGGCGGGTTGAAGTGGAAAACCTCTGTGCGGTGCCGGGATTGCGACACGGACCGGAAGCGGGGTATAGCGTGTGGCTTCTAGCGACGCTCGGGCTGCTGGTCGCCCTATTCCTCCTGATGTGGCACACCAGCCGGTGAAGCAGACGCGGAAAAACCAGCACGCTGCCATGCGCCGCCGCTGGCGCACCGACGGCACGTACGAGCGACTGCTACTCGCCCAGCACGGACGCTGCGGCATCTGCGATATCGAATACGACAGGCCCATAGTCCAGCGGTTCGACATCGACCACCACCACCGCAAGGGAGTCGACCACCAGCCACGCGGGCTTCTCTGCCGCGGCTGCAACCTTCGGCTAGGACGGGAGAGCGACTCTATATGGCTTAGAAACGCCGCTAACTACCTTGAGCGGGAGATCCCGTTCTAATGCCGCCCGTCTACTACATCGGCGTCGTCTACCTCGCTCTGTTCGCCCTCGCCCTACTCGTCAAGGAGACCTAATGGCCGAAGCAACCCGGCACCACCGCGAACGACTACTCGACACCTGGCAACAAGCTATCGCCGACATTCACCAGTCCGCCGCAGACCGCGACGCCGCCCACAAACGAGCCACCGACGCCGGGGCCGAACTCCACGCCGACCACGGGCTCAAGCTCGCCGCGACGTTCGACGCCGCCACCGCCGCCGCCCTACAGGTGCTACGGACGGGTGGAGACCCGAACGCCGTCGAGCTCGACTGGGCGATCGTCCCGCCGCCGGTGCTCAAGGCTGTCGGGTGAAACCACGCCTCCTCGACCTGTTCTGCGGCGCCGGCGGCGCGGCGATGGGCTACCACCGCGCCGGGTTCGACGTGGTCGGCGTCGATCTAGTTCACCAGCCAAACTACCCGTTCGAGTTCCACCAGGCCGACGCGCTGGATGTGCTCGAGTCTATCCGCGACGGCGGCCATTGGCTCTACGAGATCGGCGACCCGGCAGCGATCCACGCCAGTCCACCATGCCAAGCCTACGGCGCAGCCACCAACAGGCTCGTAACCAGGAACGCCCCACGCTTGATCGAATCGACGCGCGACGCGATCCATTCATACGGCGGCATTCCCTACGTGGTCGAGAACGTCGTCGGCGCACCACTTGTTAACCCAATCATCCTCTGCGGCTCATCGTTCGGGCTCGCCGTAAAACGACACCGGCTGTTCGAGTGCGCCCCGTTCTATTTCCTAGCCCCGCCGTGCCAGCATCCGACCGAGCTTAAGTATCCGACGCATGCACGTAAGGACAAGGCGCAACTATCGCCGTTCGTCCATATCTACGGCACCGGCGGTGGCGCCGGGAAAGACATTAACCTATGGCGCTGGGCTATGGACGTGCCGTGGATGCAAACCAAGGCCGAGATCGCCGAGGCGATCCCGCCGGCATACACCGAACTGATCGGCCACCAACTGATGCGGCACCTTCAAAGCTCCGGCCCCCAAGGCCGCCTCCATCAATGGGACGTGACCTTAGAGCACCATCGGACTGATGGTAGGTCGCGAACGGCGGTACAGGGGCCGGGTATCTCGTGACGATCGAACGCATCGACCGGCTCGAGCTCTCCGTCGACGAACGGCTCGCCGAACTGCGCCAGGAAATGCTCGCCTTCCCCGAACCATGGACGCTCGAGGCCGTCGCCGTGTTCATGCGCGCCGCCTACGGCCGCGGCTACATCGACGCGCTCATCGACAAGGGTGAGTTGTGCCGCGAGCACGGGTACAAGCTGCCGGGGCAGGCGTAGATGCAGCCCTACCGCGGCCACGGCCGCTACGGGCCGCTCGCCAACCACGCCATCCTGCTCGAGCTCATCACGCCCGAAATCAAAAAGGTCGGCGTAGGCAAATTCGCCGAACGCTGCCACATCGGCCCACGGCAACTCACCCGCGTCCTCGCCGGCGAGGGACGCACCACCCACCACACCGCCGACCGGCTGCTGACATTGGGGCTCGGGCGGCCCGACTTGCTTGATCTGGTGTGCCCGCTACTCCACCCGATAGAAACACCCACCACAAAGGAGGAGTAATGAGAGTAACTGAGATGCGCCCCGACGCCGAGGTCGTCGGGCGGGCCCTAGCGGCCCTCGAACTCGCCGGGGAAGAATCCCTAGCCAAGGAACTCCGCGCCGTTCAACGCCGCCTCGCGATCTCGGAGCCCCAGGTCGTCGAAGTAGCGCCGCTATTCCCGAAGGCAGCCACGATCCCGGACGGCTGGGCCTGGGACGACGTCAACGACTCCGGCGCGTTCGTCGGCGATCTCTGGGGGATCCGGCTCCGCCGAGGCGAGCCGATCCTGCTTCAGCGCGGGCACGTACTCTACGTCCGCCAAGGTGACCTATTCGACGAGCGCGACCGCGGCTACTACAAGCGGATCAGCCGCCAGGCCGGCCAGACCGTCCTTGTCGTCTTTGGCGCCCGCGGGAAACGCGAGGGCTATATCAGTTTCGACGGCGGCCGCGAACAGCCGCTCGCGATTGTCTCGAGCCCAGGCGAGATCGCCGAATGGATCGTCGGCTGGCTCCGGCGCGCCCAGCGCGACCCGCTCGCCGACTGGCTTAACGCCGAGGAGGGACTGTGATCGACCTAAAGGAAGGCGGCTCCGGCTACGTCTACGCGGTCCACGCGCCAGCCGTAAGGATGGTCAAGATCGGCTGGTCGATGAAACCCCGACGACGACTCCTTCAGGATATACGCCCGCTATGTCCAGTCCCGCTCGTACTCATCGGAATTACTCCCGGATCGAAGGGAGCAGAGTCGTATTGGCACCAGCTCTGCTCCGACCTAAGAGTACGGAACGAATGGTTCCAAGATACGGCAATCGACCGGCTTAACTTCATCTAGATGGAACTCGACATCGACTTCGGGACCGCGCCTCTATCCGCCTGGGCCGGTCCCGAATATCTCCGCGAGTTCCTCGTCCCGATATCCGACCTCCGGGTCGTCCCGAGCGACTACGGCGACCCCGACGTCGCAATCGAAGGGCTCCGCCGACACGGACAGGTACGACCCGTCCTCCTCGACGACGACCGGGTCGTAGTCTCCCGCGGGCATCTTCTCGAGGCGGCGCTCGCGCTCGGCTGGACACATATCGCCGCGCGCCTCGCCGCGGGCGAAGACGTCCGGGAATCAGTCGACCAAATGTCACTGATCGACGTAGCCGGTAACGACGTCGAGATGATCAAGACGCTCGCCGCGAAGAACGGAGGCTCACGGGAGGCGTCCGACGACGAGATCGACGCTATCGACGAGGCGACGCGCGATGCCGCTACCGAATGGGTCGGGCTACCCGTGTTCGTTCCCACCACTACCCCCTGGAAGCTCGTAATCAGCTGCGAGACCGAAGCCGACCGCGACGCCGCACTAGACGCCCTCGGTATCGCCACAATTCATAAAGGGACGCGAGGGACGCTCTCCGTCTGGTTCCCCGAGCGCGCGCGGGAGGACCTCTCGTCGCTCCGCTTCGAGACCTCCACGTGAGCTCGCGCTACCCCATCTACGTGATCTCGAAAGGGCGCGCCGACTGCTGTCTCACCGCCAAGTTCCTACTCCGCGATCGAGTCCCGTTCGCGCTCGTCGTCGAACCCCAGGAAGTCGCCGCCTACGCTCAACACCTACCCGGCGCTGTCCTGCTCGAGCTCCCGTTCTCGAACCTCGGGCTCGGATCGACCCCCGCCCGTAACTACTGCTGGGAACACGCGATCGAGAACGGGTACCGCCGCCACTGGATCCTCGACGACAACATCGGGCAGATCCGACGACTCTACGGCGGTAAACGCATCCCTTGCTCGAGCGGTCCCGCGTTCGCCGCTACCGAAGATTTCGTCGACCGCTACGACAACGTCGCGATCGGTGGCCTTAACTACCAGATGTTCGTAACGCCGACCAGCCCGCCGTACCGCACGAACGTCCACGTCTACTCCACGCTCCTAATCGACAACGCTATCCCCCACCGCTGGCGGAGACAGTACAACGAAGACACCGACCTCTGCCTCCAGGTACTCGCGGACGGGCTCGCGACCGTACTCGTCAACCTGTTCATGATCGACAAAAAAACCACTATGACCATGAAGGGCGGCAACAGCGACGCCCTCTACCAAGGCGACGGACGACTAAAGATGGCCCGGTCACTCGAACAAGCCTGGCCCGGGATCGTCCGCGTCGACTACCGCTACGGACGCCCCCAACACGTCGTCGACTGGGGCAAGTTCAAAACCCCGCTTCGGCTCCGATCCGACGTCGACCTCGCCGCGCTCCCGAGGGTAGACGAGTACGGGCTAACGCTCGTCGAGAAGACGCCCGTCCGAAGTCGACAGCTACGGGAGCTGCTCGAGCGGTACCGGGCGAATGGTCTAGACTCCCCGTCGGGAGCAGCATCATCGCCAAGCAGAGGACGGACTCCTCGGAAGATTGGCGGTACAAGATGAACGACAGCATCACCCCGAGCGAGAACGCCCGACTCGCCGTCGAGTTCGAACGCTGGCCCGACGCCCGCCGGCTCTGGCGGATCCTGATGCTCTCGCCGACCATCGAGATCGCCGAGGCCCTACTTAAAGGACAGACCGTCCCGATCGAGTCGCTCGACCCGGAATGGGTCAAACGCTTTGGGTTTAAGTAGATGCTCGAGGACAGGGTTAGCGCAGATGACTTCAACGACATCCCGTCCAGCGACACCAAGGCCGCACCGCGGCACTCCTGGATGCCCGTCGACCTCTACGACTGGCGCGACAACCCGCCGCCGAAACCAACACTCGCAGGTATCGGCTACCCCGGCATGCGCCACCTCGTCAGCGGCGAACCAGACAGCTGCAAAACCTGGCTCGTGCTCTGCCTCGCCCTCGAGGAGATCCGCCACGACCGCTCCGTCATCTACATCGACTTCGAGAACGGGCCCGCGATCATCCTCGACCGCCTACGCAGCCTTCCCGTCGACGAGGAGACGATCCAGGCGCAGTTCCTCTACCTACACCCGCACGAGCCGATCGGGACGAAAGGCGTGCTCGGAGACGTCGAGATGATGCTTGCTGTCGCGCGTCCGTCCATGTGCGTGCTCGACTCGAGCGCCGGCGCGCTCGCCCTACACGACTGCGAGCCGAACAGCGCTAAGGACGTCGAGCGGTTCGCCCAGGCCGTACTCGACCCGCTCCGCTCGCTCGGCGCCGCCACGTTCCTGATCGACCACGTCACGAAAGACCGCGACACCCGCGGCAGGTTCGCCACCGGCAGCGAACGCAAACTCGGCGTCACCGACGTCCACCTCGGGCTCGAAACGCTCGTCCCGTTCTCCCGCGGCCGCTCCGGCAAGGTGAAGATCGTCAACCACAAGGACCGAATCGGCTGGCTGCCGCCGAGGCAGAAGATCGCCGAGTTCGACCTGACCAGCGACGACGAGACGGGCATAATCGCGTTTACGCTCGAGCTCAAGACTGGCGACGACGAGACGAGCGAGGGCGGTTTCCGGCCGACCGTGCTGATGGAGCGGGTTAGCCGCGCGCTCGAGAACTACCCCGGTGCGATGAACAAAACGCAGCTTCGGGAGATGGTGAAAGGTCGCGACGAGTACGTGCTGATGGCGGTCGACGCACTCCACGTTGACGGGTACATCAGCATCGAAAACGGCGACCGCGGAGCGCGTCTGATCACGCTCGAACGACCCTATCGAGAGGAGCCTCAGCCTGTGGAAAACCCTGTGGGTAACGACCTGTTCCCACCCGTTCCCGACCCGTTCCCGGAACAGGTCGATGTCGCCAAACAAGACGAGTTTCCGTTCTAAAATGAGCCCAAAACGTATATATACGCGCGCGCGCGCGCTGTGCTTTACCCCTGTCGGGGTAAAGGCGGGAACGGGTCGCAGCGCGAAACCCGTGCCGACGCTGTCGCGTCGGAAAAAGGGCGCTAACGCGCCCGGGTCTGAACACCACCTGTTCCCGCGTCGCCTAGACTACGACCGGATACCCGCGTGACCGACCAGGCCCGCATCCATAACATCGCCAGCTCCCACGCCGACGCCTGCGCCGAACACATCGCCAAAGTCACGCAACTCGGGATGACCGTCCTCGTCACCGTCTACTCGGCCGGCGAGATCATGGCCGAAGGGTTCGCCACAACCGACGACTACACGAAGGCGCTCGTGACTGCCGAACGGGACCCGGACGCGTGAGCGGCCTCGACGACATCCGCCGGCGGCTCTCCGAGATCGACGATTGGCCCGACATCCAACGGCTGCTCGCCGTCGCCGAAGCAGCCCTAGCGATCGCCAACATCGAGGAGCTCGTCCAGGAGAACCCGATTCCCGGCAAGTCGATCAACGCTAACAACTGGCACGCACTGCTCGAAGCCCTCGCCGCCCTCGACCAGGCGCCCGTCACGTGAGCGTCCTCACTGCCCGCGACCGCCTCTGCTGGCTCCTACGCACCTACGCCGACGCCCACGACGAATTCAACCCCGGACTGCCATCCGCCGACGCCGGCTCATCCACGCTACCCGGCGACTGGCGCTACTACCGCGAGCTCGACATCCGGCTCGCAGAGATGCCCGTACGCCTGCGCCGAGCCGTCTACGAACGCTACGTCCGACCGCACGAGCGGGCCAACCTCGAACGCTGGACGGCACGCGTCACCGTGCTCAAGGACGGGCGAGTCCGCGGCCTACCCGCCAACTCGGAGCTCGCCAACCCCAACCACGGCTACCACTCGACGAAGCGCAGCCTCACGCCGAAAGGCCCGTTCACCGGGCACGTGTCGATCGCCAAGTGGCATCCGCAAACCCGTACTCGTGATGTCGACCGGGGCCTCGCCTGGCTGCTCGAGCACATGCACGCAGGTAGGACGGATCGGATTTGCCTGCCCGCCCATATCGCCGATGCGGCGCCGTCGCAACCGCAACCCAAACCTGCGCCCGCAACCCCGCATGGCGTAACGGATTGGACGCCGACTGCGACTACTGCTACACTGCCCGACAACCAAAGGGTTCAGTACGCTCTCAGACCGCCGATCCAGGCGGTCTCTCGCGTTCAAGGGGAGCAGCGATGAGCGTTAAGCGCTACTCGCTGGCAGAGAAGGCCGAGATGGCGCTCCTACGGGCGCAGGGCTACAAATGGCGCGAACTCGGGCAGTGGCGAGGCGTTAGCAACCACGCAGCGGAGCTACAGGCTAAGCGCGGCGCCGCCTACGCGGCAGCCTGTCTCGTCATCGTGCGTGACAACCGCAAGTACGCGAGACGGCGAGCCCGTGCCGCGCTTCCTGATCCTTGGCAATGGAGGCGGCGCGCACTAGCAGATGCGCGGCGCAAGATTGACATCGACCTCGTCGTCGACACGATGATGGAGATCCCAAGACGTAAGTACATGCGACCATTGCCAGCACGTGACCTAACCAACGGCTACGCAGCCTGGACGCCCGGACCTGAGTTCGCCGCACTATGCGCGCAGGTCGACGCGCACCAGCGGCTCGGGACAACAGACACGCCCGAGTTCGAAGAACTGCTCGAGATGCGACGGCAGGCAGCGATGGACGGACGATGACCGTGCGAGTGCTCATCGGCGGATCGCGCGTCTGCAAGCGTGACGGGCATACGGTTGCACTGAGAGCGCAATGGGATGTGGACATCGTGCGAGTAACACCGTTCTGCGAGGTGTGTCGCATGATCGGACTGCCTAGCGCTGCGACAACTGACCCCTGGCTGATGGAGATCGTGGACGGGTTCAGACACGCACCCGATGCGACCGAGCAACAGTACGAGGCGCTGTTCTGAATGAGCCCAGTGGTACGCCTCTGCAGCAAGTGCGCCAAGCCCGCCACCCACGGCTGCCACTGCAACTACCACCACGTCGCCGAGCAGCTCAGGCGCAGGGTCAAGACCAAGGCGGCAGGGTACGCATCGCCGCACTGGCAGATGATGCGAGGCAAGGCACTCGACCAGGCAGGGCACAGATGCAGCGCATGTGGCACGAGCGAACGGCTGACTGTGCATCTCGACCCGCGCCTGCGCGGCAACCACAACCTGGCAACGCTCGACGCATGCACCGTTCTCTGCCGTGGATGCCACGGTGCAGTAGATGCACCACGTGCACATGCCTAGCGCCCTGCCCTACGACGTACAACGGCCGTGCGTCAAGTGCGGCAACGCCCACATCCGAGACCAGCACGTCGGCTACTTCGACCAGGTCGAACACATCCGCCGGGAGTGCCTCGGCTGCGGTTACGCATGGAAGGAACTACCCCTCGACCATGCGCTCGATGCTGATGACGAGCGCGATGTGACGAGCTTTCTAAACGGGGGGGCGGTACACGTGGCGGCGCCGCTGCGACAG